GAAAATATGAGGCTTTCTTTATGAAAGCTATTAAATGTTATACAATATTATATAGAAATATATAATAGGAAAGGCATTTAATAAAACAAAAAACGACCAATGTTTTGATTTAGCTAACAAATATTGGAATAAATTATTTGGTGGACAATTAAAAGGTCAAGGCGCAGCTGATATTCCTAATGTTAATGATTTTAGTGGAAAAGCTACTGTTTATCAAAATACAACAAGTTTCTTAGCAAAACCAGGAGACATTGTTGTATGGGGTAGAAACTTTGGTCAAGGATATGGTCATGTAGCAGTTGTTGTTGAAGCAACATTAGATTATATTGTTGTAATTGAGAATAACTGGTTAGGTGGCGGTTGGACTAGTGGACCAGCACAAGGTGGTACTGGTTGGGAAAAAGCAACTAGACGTCGTCATAATTACGAGTTTCCTATGTGGTTCATCAGACCAGAATACAAGGATGAGAAAAAGACTGCTAACTACTCTGCTAAAACTAAAACAAAAAAACCAGCTGCTAAAAAGAAAAAAGCTAAAAAATTAAAATATATTAAAGACAATGTAAAAGGATATAAATTACCGAAACGAAAAAAGAAAAAGCCTGATTTTATTGTACTACACAATGACGCAGGAAGTCGTGGTGCTACTGCAACAGCTTATCGTAATGGATTAGTTAATGCTCCATTATCAAGACTTGAAGCAGGTATTGCTGCATCTTATATTGACAAAGATACTGTATGGCAAGCATTAGATGAAGACCAAGTCAACTGGCATTGCGCAAACTCATATGCTAATGAACGTGGGTATGGAATAGAAATATGTCAGTCAATGGGAGCAGATAACAAAACATTCTTACAAAATGAGCAGGCAGCTTTCCAAGAAGCAGCTAGACTGTTGAAGAAATGGGGACTACCAGCCAATAGGAATACTATAAGACTACATTGTGAGTTTTATAGCACTAGTTGTCCACATAGAAGTGCTAAATTACACACAGGATTCGACCCTGTCACTCAAGGTTTATTACCTAAAGACAAACAACTAAAATTAAAAGATTATTTTATCAAACAAATCAGACAATATATGGATGGTAAAATACCTACTGCAACAGTTGTTAAAAGTTCAAGTGCTTCTAGCAGCACTGTTAAACCAGTAGCATCTGGTTGGAAACGTAATAATTATGGCACTTATTACAAATCAGAAAATGCAACTTATAGCAATGGCAACACACCAATTATCACACGTACAGTAGGACCATTTAGAAGTTGTGCTCAAGCAGGATTATTACCAGCTGGAGCATCTATTGTATATGATACAGTTTGTCTACAAGACTACCATGTTTGGGTAAGTTATGTAACTAACAAAGGTTACAGAGTATGGCTACCTATTAGAACATGGAATGGTGTAGCTCCTGGAAACGCAGGATATGCTGTGGGACCATTATGGGGATATATCAGCTAAAATAAAAGACAGGTTTTATTCTGTATAAAAGTCGTCAACCATGCGCTTTATAAGCGTTTTGTTAGGCGCACCTAAATTTTTTACCCTCTACTTTTTATGTAGGGGGTGTTTACATATTAATGGAGGTTATTATAATGGAAAGAAACAATATTTATAGTGAAGAAATATATAAAAAAGTAAACGATGAATCAAAAGAGCTTTTAAATGATTATATATTAGAGTTAAAGGTTCGTAATCGAGCAGAAAAGACAATTACACAATATGAATTTGATTGTAAAATGTTTATGTGCTATGTTTATGATAACATGAACAACAAATCATTGCTTGATTTAAAACGCAGAGATTTTAGAAATTTCTTTTTATTCTTAAAAGAGAGTGGTAAATCAGCAGCAAGAATTAATCGTGTTCAATCTTCAATAAGAAACCTTTTACAGTTTGCTGAAGACGACGAAGAAATATACGAAGATTATGAAGTTAATCCTATGAGAAAAATTAAATCAGTTGAGAAAGAACCTGTCAGAGAGATTGTGTTTTTAACAGATGAACAAGTCACTTATTTAATTAATTATTTGCTAGAAAAAGGCAAGACACAAAAAGCATTATTTGTTAGTTTTGCTTATGATAGTGTAGCTCGTAGAAATGAAATATCACAAGTTCAAAAATATAGTTTCCAAGACCCAACTAAATCAAGCACAAACGAAGTGGTAGGTAAACGTGGGAAGAAATTTAAACTAATGTATTCTCAGCGTACTAAAGACCTTGCTAAAGAATGGCTGGCTGAACGTGGAGAAGATGATGTTGATAGCTTGTGGATAAGTTATTATAATGGGAAACCACGTGCAATTGTATATGACACATTTTATTCTTGGGCTATATCATTTAGAAGTATATTAGAAGAAAAATACGATGTAGATTTACCATTAAATGCTCATAGCTTTCGCCATAGTGGAGCCGAATGTTATGAAAATGGTACTCATCACTCGTTAAAATATATGGGTAAAGATAGCTTAAACATAAACGAACTAAAAATATTAATGAATCATGAAAGTATTGATATTACTAATAGTTATTTAAGAAATAAAGACCAAGAAATATTGGAAAATTTATTCTCATAAAAAACAAGACTACTGTAATAGTAGTCTTTATACATATTATTCTAGTTCTAAATAGGAGCCTATTATTTTAATATCTTTTGAATCGAAGTTAGCTAGACTTTCAACAATATTAGCATTCAATCCTCTAATATTAGCTACACCATCTATAATTTCATCAACGTAAAACATAAGACCATCAATTTCTAACATATCAAATGTAGTACAATGAATATTGTGATGTAGTCTACCAAAATTCCATTTATCATCATCAATAAGTTCTGCATTGTGATACATTATTTTATTAGCATTATCCCAAATTTTAAATTCCATTCATTCATCAACCTTTTCTAATTTTACTTTAGATAATACAGAATAATCTACTTCTCCTAGTTCAACTAAATCTAATAACATTTCGTCATAAGATACATTGTTCATTATATATGAATACCTTTTAGCAATAACTTTTCTTAGTTGTTGAATAAATGTGTTAAATGACACTCTTCTATTTATTTGGTGGTGCAATTGAGCAAACCACTCTTTACTAGTTATTTGTTGCTCCATACATCCTCCTTAAGTGAATAGTAGTCTTCTGATATATTGTTTAAAATATATTCTTTGACTAAATTATACTTTAAATTTTGATAACTATACCATCTTTCTAACATATCATAAGGGAAATAGATATAGTGTTTTTGTTTTGTTATCATATTGGTAATTTCAGTTTCTACCATATCTGGCAAATTATTATCTATTTCAGTCACTTTAAAATACTCAAAAGTCATTCTCTTTAGAATATTAGTGATTCTCTCTTTTATCATTAATAAATTCCTCCGGATAACTTGCAATTGTTTTTACTGATGTTTCATATGGCGCTTTTAATGATAATGTTACTTGCGCTCCTAAAAATTCCTTGTTTAAACTAGTGTAATGAGATTTAACATTCACATTTAATACTTTATATCGTGGATAATTTTCAACAAACTCATTTAATCTATCGTTTAATTCTAAAATATCATTTCCATATACTTCATCAATAATTATTTTTTCCATTGTTTTTCCTCCTGTAAATTAACATCAATCTTAGTTGCCATATCTAATTTAATAAACATGCTTTGTAGTTCGAATTTAATTTTCTTTCCAATTATTTTGTTTTTTACTCCTTTTAATTTTCCTATTAAGGATATAGTTTCAAAAATCATATAACAAATATCATTATAATCAGAAAGATATATGGCTTTTCTATTTTTATTATAGCATCTATTAAACTCAAAGTCAATTTGTCTTTTTAATTGTTTGATTTCTTCTAATAGCTCCATTTATCATTCTCCTTTTATCTCATTACACATATATTGTAACATATCTTGACTGTCTGCGTCAAGTACAATATCAGCAAAATATGGAGCCGAAACAAATAAATCTCTGTCAACTGATAATCTTCTATTTACTTCATCAATAGAATCTCCACGTTCTTTTGCTCTCTGTCTGATTAAATCTTCAGAAGCATTTATATAAACGGAGGTTACTAAACTCCCAAACTCATCTTTAATAGCTCTAAGACCTTGTGGGTCAGTTATAACTATCTTTTCTTGTATTGGGATTAAATCTTCTTTTTTCATTGCATAAATAAATGGCTCTTCTCTATATTTAGTATAAAAATATCTATGTCCAAAATATTGTGGTTTTTCTAGTTCTTCTGTTGAAACAAAATGATAATCTTTGCCATTAATTTCTCCATCTCTCATAGGTCTGTTAGTATATGTTGTTACTTGCTCAATTCCTGTAGATGTTACCAAATCTTTTACTAAAGTTGTTTTCCCACTTAACATTTGACCAATTATTGCATATATTTTCATAATAATTTTCTCCTTTATTTTTTGATATATACATCATATTTAGTGTCTAATTCTCTATGACCTGTTATGAAATAAATTTTACTTTTCTTTGATACTGTATATGTTGTTTTCTTTATATAACTTTTATTGCTTTCATGTACTTTCACATCAACAGAAGATACTTCTGCTGTTTCATTGAATTGTTCTGCTGAAATTACTGTGCTAGTACTTTCTCTTAAAGCAAATGATTTAGGTAAATATAAAATGAGTATTAATGTTATAAAACCTACAATAGCTAAAATATAAAAGAAATTATTAAATCTAGTTACCCCTACATACAATGATACTACTGTCAAAACTAAAATAATAAAATAAAAAACCATACTAATAATAAACCCCCCTTAAATTATTCTATTAGCTTTCTCTAAAGCTAACAATAGTTCAGTCATTACATTTCTTTTTTCAGAATTAGAAACTGGTAAATCAAGATACTCCTTAATAATTTTATGTGCTTGAACATAACTTAGGTCATCAATACTTTCTGATTTACTTACTACTTTGTTTGCTTCATCATGTAAATTTTTAATTTGTTTATTATTCATAATAAATTCTCCTTTATCCTTTTGTTATATTATACTTTACGTTATACCTGTATATTTGTCAAGGTTTTTATCGTTGTTTATTTTAGATTGTCTATTGTTTCTTTAATTAAATAACCTTCTGGATTTGTTATTTCTTGAATACTCATAGGTACTCCTAGAATTACAGCACCTAGTAAAAGAAGAGTAAGAAAACCACTAACAATAAGAGCTATATAACCCAAATAAGTAGGGTCTACGTTTGAATTATAATCTTTTTCAAATAACATTGAAACATTACATTTAACACATTTTTTATAAGATTTATATAAAACAATCCATGATATAATTGTAACAATTAAAATTGCTATAATAGATATTAAATCAAAAATCCCTTGCATAACGGTGTGTTTAATTAAACTTTCATATCCATGTGAACCAACTTTTTCTAACTTTTCTCCTAATTGATTAAAACTTTCTAATGTTTCCTTATTCAAAATAATTACCTCACTTTTTTATTATGCTAATATCTAAAAAATCATTATCTC